GTATAATCGGATAGCACCTTACTAATAGCAAGGCTCATAGGCCACCCATATGATTTAAGCTAGTGTTCCTTTAAGGAACAATTGCATTTTGGAACACCATTGGTATTCCTGTGAAGAAACTCATTGTAAGATCTTCACCACCGGCGCACAGCAAATTGATAGGAGCATTCCTACCAGCAGGAGTTTGGATCAACAATCTAAATCCAATAATTTGCGGCATTGTTGAGGTGGGATTCATATATATAGTTTCTGGATCCCCCGTAACGGCGCCATTAGCGTCGAAGAACTCAAATTGAGTTCCATTATAAAATCGAGTCGAACTATAAAAAGGAAGTTCAAACTCGGCGATAGTACCATTCATATCATTTGAAATCATGGCACCCATGGATCCATCACCAAGGTACTCGTGGAATCCATCATTCTTCGGTTCCAAATGCGCTCCCAAACAAGCTTTAGAAGCACGAGCGGAGAACCTTTCAACGAAAATTCTAGATGGAGACCAAGCTTCCACAGTAGAAGCAGAAGCTCCATTTCCTCTAGTATTCACATTACTTACGATCACTTTCCATCTCATAGAACCGCGTACCACCACAAACGATGGCATCAAGTAAGAGATGGCATGATTTAAACGTGACTTCGTCTTGGTAGCATCACCTGTAACATAACCTCTCCTATGGGGAGGATAGTGAGGAAAGAAATATTCTGTATTTTTAGTAACAATATCATAATTGCTAGCACTCGTACCATTTGGTTTACCACGGTAAACTGAAGAATATCTTTTGAAGAGAGCACGCATGGATAATATCTCTTCCCCAAAGAAAACCAAAGAATTTAGAGGAGAAATCTTTGCGGCAAAAAGTTCATGATTCTGGCGAATCACAAGTTCTTGGTTATCGTCCGTAACTTTTTCATCGCCGGCAATAGATTGATATCGATACTTCAACCACAGAGCTTCATCGCCATTACTTGGTTGTGCGAATCTCATATCAGGTCCCATCTTGACAAAAACATTGACTTGGACAGGAGCTGAAGTACCTGTGATATATCCAAGAGACGTGTCTATGGGAGCCACCAATTCGTTAACAATTGAAACGGTGAAAATTCCCATATGTACTTCTGGGTCATATCTAGAATCTAAAGCAAAACCAGCTTCAGTGGATAGATCATTACGAGGCCAAAATGTTGTAAAAGTATCGGCATCATCTTTACCCATAGTTCGAAGCCATGGCTTATAAGAAGTAAAAGGAATAGTGAATTCCATTTCTGACGCCTTCGCAAGATCCAAGACAGCAGTAAATCGAGCATTAATATCCTCAGTATTAAAGTCTGCACGAGCTTTCGCGAGCGAATTTGTAAATGGATCAAACTGCAATTTAAGACGCCCAGCGTGCATCTTACTACAAACAACTTCAACTCGGTACGTGATGGATCCTTTCCAGTAAGCAAACATATGCGAATAATGTCCGCCGGGACAATCCATAATAGCAGACCTATCACCTACACCAGAAACGTTGAAATTTCCTATCTTATGAAGATGTGTCGGTGAAACGACTGTAGCAAAAAGAAGTTTAGCAAGATTCACATCGGAAAAACCTTGTCCCACATTCTTACCCCACTCACATCGAGCTAACCATTGCTCACGAGTGATCAAAGATGTGATTTCGAGTTCATCCGTATTTGTGGCTCCAGCCACTTGTGGATCAATTGTTACTTCTTGCTTAGGATCAACTCCTAAGCTAATTGAAGAATCACCTCCAATACAATTTGCCATGCGACCTGAGGGACGTATAACGGTTCGGTCATGTTCATCCAAGTTTCTTGGAGCTGAAAATCCGAACATCATTGCAACCTCAGATAGTGCACCAATATCAGTAGCTTTCGCTAGCTTTCCGATAACAGGTACTTTACTTATCTGATTTTTAATCTCAGTTGTAGCCTTATTCGCAAAATCGTTGATAAATTCATCAGGACCAGCGATAGGCTCGAACTCAGTTGGAGCAACTAACTTCATGTTTTCAGCCCAAGCGTAAACTGTAAAATTGACAGACGTACTGGCTGAATCATTAGAAACGCGAAGTCGATTTCTATCATATATGGTAAGAACTCCTGGAGATTCTTTGTCATCGACACTAGTACCGTTAACGCTTAGGTAGTTATTGTGCCAAAGAAATGGGCAAATTATCTCCGCAACTTCACTAGTAGCAGGATTTAAACAAGCAGTTGGATATGTGCTCAGATGTTGAAAAGTAAATTCATCAGCACCATTGGGAATGGTTAAAGTCTGATAAAATTTGTGTACTCTCATTATTTGAGCAAATGTTTGATTCCTTCTATCAAGTGTAGATCCTGCTGTATAATTGGCATATGGTTCACCATAAGGAACATAAGATAGACATAATCTTCCATACTGAAAAGGATTACCATTAATGACGACACGTAAATGTAAATCACAACTCATAAAAGCAAAATTTGTAAGCTTGGATTTTACACGAGCGTCACTTTGCCACAATACCCAAGGATCAATGATTTCAAAGAATTTGGCAGTGGTGGACCATGTTCCCTCATGAATACGAACAGGACGCGAAAAGAAATCAGCAAAGGAAGCTGTACTTTCAGTGTTACTGTCATTATATGACGGATCACGGGATGCCGACATATCAAGAGAATATGACGGGGTAGCTTCCGAAAACATTGCTGTCTCATGTTGATTAACATCGGAAGAAGAGTCAGCAACGGAGAAATTTGGGGCCTGCGTGGCCTGGAGGATTTCTCCACCTCCATTAGAATTAGAATCAGTAATCCGGTAATCTAATCGTTCCGCCGGACCAAGCATTGAACGATCGACATGAGGGATACATACCTTTCTGGAACCTCTCGGTCCTAAGTCGGGCGGCCTAGTATCATAATCCCTAAATAGGGATTCCCAACGTCACTACAAAAGCGATTCTTAAACTCTCCGTTCCTCATGTTTATAAGAGAGCTAAGTCGTAACCAGTTGTAGCCGCTAATTCGGTTTAGGGTCTCACAGCTTTGACCACTGGAGGTAGTGGAATGTCTAAAGACATTCCACTGGGTCCTCACACTCCGGAGTCGGATGTGGAGACCAAAAATTGAATCCATAAGATCCTTGGATTTCACAGATTCGGTCATATGAAAGAAAGTCATAATCTGGAGCATATTTAATTAATATATTTACTGCTTCTTCATATTCTTTTCTCCCATATTGTGCAAATTCAACCATAGTAGAATTTATGCATGAATGGAAGTGCTCTTTCTCACTCATCTCTTTGGAACGTTGACCAATAGTTAATGTTTTTAAGATACTGGATCTTTCCAAAGGTGCTTTCCAAATGCCAACATCTTCGTCGTACCTCCACTTTCTCTTGCCAATTGTTGCTTCTTCAACAGGCTCCACAGTGTAAGTGGAATCTGATTTATCAGCTGGCGTATAAGTCAATCCAATAGAATTATAATATCTCTGGACTGATGAGAAATTGAAAATTTCATGAATACCGTCGGCAACGGAAACAGTGCTATCGTCTCCTAAGGCTAAAAATTCCACGTATTTATCAAAATCGGCTAAAGCTTCAATTACAGTAATACCAAGGGCCTCAGAATAAATATGACACCATGCCATCCTAATCAAGATAGAATTACATACACAGTTCAGGTAGAATGTCAACAACACACCAGACGGTAATGAACCATGAGCTGAAATAATATCTTTTTCAAAGATATAAACAGGAAAAGCCATTATAACAATACACATCCACATAGCATTAATAGTTGGAGTTTCATATGAATTATGGACTAACTTCAACCGCAATGTGATGAACATCGCCATCATAAGGAGGTCAATTCCAAGAGATTTATCATAATGAGCAAAATCTCCATTAAAACACCATTTATGTTTGGACAATCTTTTGTAAATTTGTCCCCATTGTGGTGAATAGGCATTGATACCTCCCGCTGTTTCCGATATGGCATAGTTCTTGATGTAAATACCAATTGTGCTTGCGAAAAACATCTTAGTTATTATTAGATGAGTAAGAGGTCCTAAAGTAAACACTCGGATCTTCCGATCATCCACTTTAGAACTCTTACGTGGTTCATCCTTTAAGCAGCCCTGAAACACAACTCCTGGATTATGGAGCTGTGAGAATTGCTTTATCATCCACTTAATACGATACATAAGGGAGCGAGTAGGCTTCACTCCATCAGGAGCTTGGTCAGAAGGTGATAAATATAAATGTTTATACTTCTTTCCTCCTTCAGGAATCCCGGCTGATGTACTACGTTTCATAGAACTTATGAGGGATGACTCAGAATCACCGTTCAAAGCTGAATTAACATCAAGTATACAGTCTTTCTCAAGGTCATCAAACTTCGACCATTTTTCGACTAAATGATTTCCAACTAGATGAAGGACATCATAATTAATGCCTGATGTCTGATGAGATAATTCAAGAATTGCATTTTTCCACGGGCTTTTATACGTTTCTCCAGAACCTTTATGTTTAAATATAGGAGGTATCAAGGAGTGTTCGTACTCGGGATGCAGTTTCTTAAAGTCTGCACGTATCTCTTCAGAATGTGGATAGAAATATACATTCGTCTTCATTTTGGAAGTGGGATGGTTTGCCCAATTTCCTTCAAAACGAATATTGCCAAATTCTTGTCCTGTACACCAATACACGTGGTTTTTACTAGATATAGGATCGATGACTTCGTCAACAAAGTCAATGGCACCAATCAACTCATAACTTGAAGGCGGTGGAATCAAAGGATCTTTCGCAATTAAATGTCCGACTGCATCATCAAATTCTCGAAGCGAAAATGATGAGATAATGAGTTCTTTAGGCCTCTGAACTGATTTAGCTATCACTATTCCAGCAATACATTTCTGAGTTCCAAATTTAAAGATCATAGGAGAACCACAAAGTCCTTCCCAACCATCGAAAGTGGCGTGACACTTAAAACCTTCATTTATCCGAATATCAGGATGATTAAATTTCATATACTGAAGAGATAAAGACTGTGAAAAGTATTTCTCGCTCTCGGTAGTTCGATAGATCAAATTACCTCCACATTTTTCTGTCTGGGCTTTAAAAGTTCCTGACACAATAAGAAATTTCGTTATATCTCGAACGGGGGCATGAGAAGGTACTCTAATAAGAGCACGATCATTTCCCATAGAGTGATATAATTTCGAAGAAAAGAAAGTTTTGAAACTCCATTTCCACTCGATTTTATCACCTTCAAGAATTGGTTTTCCAATCTCCATATAACCATTCTTCCAACTTTCGAAAACATGATCAGGAACGATAAAATACTGGCTCTTGATCCCAAGAGCGAAACAAGAGCGTGAAGTAAGCTTAGCACCATCCATGAAGGTTACTCGCACTCTAAACAGATTACGAGTACAAGCTCTCATGATAGATTCCTCAGGAGAGCCAGTAGCTGCACCAAAGTGGATCCACCCTTCTGAATAATCATAAGGATTACCGTCTGA